TCTTCTACCACTGATGCTCTTCTGAAGAATTTTTGAACCTTCTGACTAAAAATTTGTGGAGTGAAATTACCTGAAGGTAAGTTTCCGTATCCACCAGCACTTCCAAAAGCCATGGTTGTACCCTCCTTAGTTTAGTTTAGTTGATTGTTTAACTTTGTTCAATCCTACCTTCTAAACGAGCAAGATCAATATCCTTTTCATGTTTCTCAAATTCATGAGGTTTCATTCTAGATATTTCACTTACAGTCCAAACTTTCTTTTTAGGAATTTCAGATTCAGTACTTTTTCTAGTTTTAGAAATTGCTTTAGCAGCTTCTTTTTTAACATCCTTTTCTTCTTTCTTAGATAACGTACTAATGCCACGATCCATTTTATATAAATCAATAGCTCTAGCAGCTAACTTAGAATTGGAAGTATTTTCATACAACCAACTTTGAATAGTAGGATCTTGTAGTTGAGCCCATTCATGAAAATCATCTTTTTGACGAAGATCATTAAAGTCTGGGTGAACCTTAAGAAGTTCTACTTCAGCTTTTTCTCTAGCAATTTGTTCCTGTTGCTTTTGCAAGTTTTGATATTTTTCTTCAACATCTTTTGCTCTAGCATCAGCCTTTGTCATGGCAATTGTTTCTACCATGTCATAGACATCGGGATACTCCCTTTTCCAAGATTCTAATTCCTCTTTAGATTTAGGAGGTGTAAATTGCTGAGTACTTGATTCTAATTGTGTCCGTAAAGAAGAAAGCTCTTCCTTATGTTTTTGAATAGTAGAATCATAGTGTCTTTTCAAATCGTCATAACGTTTCTTAAAGACACGGTCTTCAGCGTTAGCAGGGCGTTCAGCGATAGGAGTAGCCTGATTACCTGTTTGATCTGCAGTCTCTTCAGATGCATCGGTGTCCTTCTGTTCGGTTGCTGCGGTTGCTTGTTTGTCTCTTTGTTCCTGATGATATTTAGATAATTTACCTGTTAGAAACGCTTTTGTTTCTTCATCATCCTCACCTCTATCTTTATGATATGGGTTTGCATTTGGTACACTAACTTTTTTCTCTTCAGTTTCAGAGACTCTGTTTTCTTCTTCCATTATTTTTACCTATTGGTTGAGTGCCTTATGGATAAGGGTAGCTCGATTCCATAATTTTTGTGGGCTGAATTAAACTTGCTCAGTATCTATTGATGAATAATCAATATCCTCTGGCTGTTCCGTTTCAGGTGGCACAGTTTGTTGATCCATCTCTTGACTAGATGCAAGATCAGCTATAAAACTTTCTACAGCTTGAGCTTCATCTGCTCCACCATATCTTTTAGTTGCAAATGTTTTTACAACTGAGACAGGTAGAACTACGTTCTCTTCTGCACTAGTAAATTGATCCACAAGTGGACTAAGTTCTGGTGCTAGTTTTTTAAGAACGCCTGCAACAGATGGAGCTAATACTGTATCAAGTACAACCTTATCTTCATCTGTTAGAGATTGAATTTTGTTTTGTAAATCTTCAGAAATAGGTGCAGCTACTTCTTCTTGTGGTTGAGGCTGTGGTCTTTGTGCAACTTGTTGAGGTTGAACTCTTTTAGGTTGCATAGATTCTGGAACTTTCATTCTACTCATATCTGGTGCTTGTGGAGTAAAAGGTTTTTTATCTACTAATCCAGTTGTGCTAACTTTATTTCCTGCTTCAATTGCCATTATAAATGCCTATTACGTTTAGTATTTAATAAATTATAATTTTTATCACTTACAAAGTTTCCTATTAACCAACATAAAGGTTCACCTATACCTGCATAGATTCTTCCTAATAAATCAAATTTACCTTGATTCATTCTCCATGCAATATCATTTGCTCTATGTTGTGCAATATGTTTCCAAACTTTTCTGTAAGTTTTAAATTTTTGAATATGTCTTACTGTTGGAATTGCCCAAGCTAAATATCCTTTTAAATGTTTTTTACTTAAATGTCTGTAAGTAAATCTTATATCTCTTACCAAATCAGCTGTAGATAATTCTCCTGTTTTATTTAATTCTGTACAAATAACTCTTCCTGCATTTGAACTTCCACTATCATCACCACCAGATCCTGGCTGATTCATTCTAGCTTTTTCTCTAGCTGATGATGTTTTAACTTCTTTTGCTTTTTGATAATCTTTTTGTTGATCTTTCATATTTTGAGTATCATCATAAAACTTATCACCAGGTTTGTATCCTTTTTTCTCAATTGTTTTTTCTCTAGTTGCAATTCTATTTCTACCTGCTCTTTCTAAATCTCCAAATGCAGATACTCTATTAAATCCTGCATATAAATCTGTTGTTGGATTACCACCTATTCTACCATCACCTCTATCTGTAAAATATGACTTATCAAATTTTTGTGTAGGTGTTTCTGTAAATGCAGCTTTAGCTAATGACATTAATGGGCCAGATGATAATACTTTACCAACAGAACTAGCTAATGTCTGTAATCCTGTTTTAGCTTTTTTAAGTGCAGTTTGTACGGGCTTTGGTGCAGTTTCAACTGTTACATCTTTTTCTGGTTCATATACACCACTTGCAAAGTCTGCTTCTTTTGCAGTTCTTGTTGCTGATGGCATTGCTGTAGATTCAACTCTACTTATACCTAATTGTGCAGCATCTGAAGTCATTGCAGCTCTAGCTGCTGGAGTTGTAGATATATATTCTGGTCTACTAAATACTCCTTTAGGTGTTACATCAAATGCACCAAAAGGACTACCGATAGTTGTTTTATCTGTAACTATTCCTGGGCCTCTAGTTGTATCAGCTTTAACTCCAACACCTCCTCTCATAATAGCATCTTGATATGGAGTTTCTTGTTTTTGTGTATCTACTGTAGGAGTAGAGTCAAGACTATATGCTTCATCTTTTGTCATTGCTTGTTTAGCACTAATCTGAGGGTCAATCTTAGCAGCTTCTTTTTGTAGCTGTGCTTGGCTCAACATTTCTGAACCAGTATAATCTATTCTATCTCCACCTGTTGCAGGTTTAAATGCTTCTGTAGTTTGTTGTGCTACAGTTTGTGTAGTAGCTTCTGTAGTTGCTTTTGATGTATCTGTAGTACCAGCAGTTGTAGTAGCAGTAGTATAATCTGGTATAGATAATTTTTTAACAGGAGTAAATCCAACTTGTTTGACTGTATATTTTCCAGTAGTAGGATCTTGAACTAATTCAAAAGTTCCACCACCAATTCTATTTACATCAAAAGTTGTTGCCATATTATTCCTTATTGCGTTTGTTCGCTTCCTTCAGGTTGAGTATTTGCCGCACTAAAGCCAGCTTCCCCTGGCATCGGTACACTTCCCGTTCCGATGTTGCCACCTCCAGCTCCCGATACATCTGTTGCTGAAGCTCCAGGAGGTACTTCTCCAGTTGGCCCCATTTGACTTTGTCCTCTAGCAGAGGCAGTATTGTTTTGATTTCCATTTGCCATCCCCATTATTTGTGCATAGATCGCAGCTTTCTCTGGATCATTAATTAATTGATCTGGATCTATATCTAAAGACTTAGCAATTTCTTTTAAGCAAGTATGCCATCTTACAAATGGTGCAAGTGCAGGATTAGATGCAGTTTGCATAAATGTAATTAGTCTTTGTGATCTAACTTCTTTTTGCATTAGAGACGAAGTCCCTTGTGCTTTAACTTCCAGATCACCTTTTATGTTAGGAGAGTCTTCATTGAATTGCATGTTCCAATGATATAATGATTCTCCAAGGGGTTTCAAAAGATAGTCATCAATATTTTTAATAACTGTCTTAATACTTAATGCAGCAGCACCCATCAACATAGACATACCCGATGCAGTTCTAGTTGTAGATTGTACACCTGTTGCTCCATGTGAGTATGATGGAATACCTGTTGATTCATCTGCTAGCTGTCTGAATTTATCAAACATTTGTAAATTCTCTTGTGCAGTATTTGGAAATTTAAGACCATGTACTGCTTGACCTGTTTGACCACTTTGTCTTCTAAATATTTTACCAGGATAAACTTTCATATCTTGTCCTGGAACTAGCATTGTTTCATCAACATCAAATACTAAATTACCTGCTAAGGCTAAGTTATCAATTGCCATTCGAGCATGACCATTCATAACCATCTGTGAGTCTTCCATATTTTCTGGAATACCTACTCCAAAAAATTGATATGGATTTAATTCATATGGACATACTAAGTATGGTAATCGTTTTGGTGAAAATGGATTTTCTACCATTCTTAAAACTTTATTACCACATATCCATACATTAACATGAACTACTTCTGAATCTGTTTCATATGAAACTCCACATTCATCAGCAAGTTTTTTATCAATGACTCCCCAATATTCTAATACTTCAAATCTGTTTTTATAAATACTTGTAATATTTTCTCTATCATATAATGAAGATTCAAATCCTCTTGTTTGATAGTTAGGCCCCATTTCTAAACATTCTTGTACAGCTTCTCTATCAAACATAGGTTTATTTCCTAAGTCTTCTAGTTGCTGTCTGTTAAATGAATGTCTTTGAATTACATAATCACAATCATTTATATTCGTAGCATTTGGATCTGGATAAAAATCCCAACATGATACTGCTTCAATAGATGGAATAGATTTAGTTTTTGAAATTTGAATTTTAGTTATATTACCTTCATCATCTTCTGTAGTATCATAGCTATGATATGTTTTAGAATCTGTAAACGGGCCTTTTAAAATTCCTGTACCTAGTAATGCCATTTCAAAAAATACATGACGCATAATTGTAATAGCTTTACTTTCTTCTAACTGGTCATGAATTAATTTCTCCATAGCTTCTGCTGCTAACTTAGCAGGTTCTATCTGTGGAGTACCCATACTTGATGGGCCTTCTTCAAATCCTACGTTTTCATATTCTTGTGCAAGATTTCTCATTAAGTCTGTAGCAGTAGCACCAGGAGGAATGCCTTTGCCATCACCTGCATAACCATAAGGATCCATTTCTTCTGGAGCTTGTGGTTGTTGTTCTTGTGGTGTTTTTAAATGAGCTTTCTCTGCAATACCTTCAGGTACTGATGTTGGATTAATACCTAAAGGGAATTTGTTTTGTGAAAATAGTACTTCAATAATTTGACCGAATGACGCAAGAACTTTTGTCTTTGTAATCTTAACAAAGATTCTAGACTTTTCATTATCTCTAAAAGCCATTTCTGGCCCATACAATCCTCTATAATTTCTATAAGCCTTTAACCATCTTTTTTCATCGTAAATTTTAGATGTCTCAGCTTGTTGAAACTTAGAACGTATGTGTCCTACAAGTCCGTTTCCTGCAGTTTCATAACTGCCATTTTTATCTTTACTATCTTCCATTTAAAACTTAGTAATCTTTTTCTTCAGCCATTCTAAAAATTGATGGATCTACTTTTGATTTAGATTTTCCTTTTTTATCTTTACCATCACCAGCCATATCACCTTGTTTGATTTTCATATTTGGATTAATTTCCAATTTATCATTAGGTCTTTTAGCTACATCTGGTGCAAGTTCTCCATGCATATATCTTTTCATCATTTGCTTTTCTCCTATATTAATAATCTTTTTGATCTGCCATTGTAAATAAACTGTCCTGTACATGTTCTGAACCAGATTTAGTTGGGACATTATTATCCGCTAAATAGTTCATAGACTTGTATTTTCCTGGAGCATGCTTATTAAAGTCAATGTTCATTGATTCTCTGTTTGGTTGTTTGCCATCAGCAGCTTCACTTAATTGACCTTGTTTTACTTTAGCCTTTGGATCGAATTTTGTTTCCATGTTTCCTCCTGTTATATTTTTACTTTTTTAATTTTAAGTACATTTTTAGTAGGAATCACTGTATGACCACCACCTTGTTTAACTTCTTTGTTATTTAACTCAAAATTAAAATCTGACATAAGGATTGTTACTTCTGAGTCATATCTCATTAACCATCCTACGGTACAGCAAATAGCTGTAGTTGATTTTTTTATGTCTGGTATATCTACCCAAGAAGCATCTGATACGATATCTTCCCAGTAAGCAATTACCAATTCATATGGAAATATTTTTTTATTAAGCTCTGGAAGTTTTCTTTTTTTCTGTGACATTCTTTAACTTCCCGCTTTTTTCCATTGCATAAAAAACAGCAGTACCTTTTTTAGTACCATACTGTTCTTTTAATTCTTTTAAAACTTTTTTACCTTTAGCATTCAAAGGCATTATAATACTTTTCCTTTATTGATTCCTTCTTTAACAACATACTTACTTGTGCCATTTGCATTTTTATCTACAGACTTTTTAAAGTATCTGCATAAAAATAATTCTTTAGCACGTCTTGTTGCATCTTGAAAATAAACATTTACTTTGTGGTGTATTCTATTCATAATTAATATCCAAATTTTTTATCTGCAGCATTAAACTCTGTACTGAAGATAGGTTTAAAACGTTGTGCATATTTAGGGTGCATGGGTCTGCTCATACATCCATAACGTAATGCATCATATGCGTGATCTTCTGCATTCGTATCTACATCTTCTGGGTTTTTATCATCAACAGGTAGAGTCGTAATTGTTCTAATTAAATTTCTACAGTTGTTAAAAACTCTAAGACCTGGTTCTTTACCATTCATTGATAATCGTTTATGAATTTCAAGTTTACCACTAATTCTACTTTTAGGTGATCTATCGGATTGTCTCCAACGACATCCTTGTTGTATCATTGTCTCTGCAATGCTTGGGCCTACATCACCTCTCTTAGCCCATGTACTAGAGTCTAATACTCCGTATTGAATATATTCTCCAGATTCTAATTCTATAACTTTTCTTGCGAAAATATCTGCCGTAATTTTGGAAGTATATAACTCTCTATAGACCCACAAATTATTATTGTAATCAACAGCAAACCATAAAACACAAGCAGGAGAACTATAACCCCAGTCAGCAGCACGAAACCTATACCATCCTTTAGGTATTTCAAAAGGTTCGACCACATGGACTGACCTGCTAAACTCTGGAAAGGCTGAATCTTCATAGGCATCCCAATCTCCATCTAAGAACTGTTTACGCTGAGTATCAGGTAAAGATGCAAGCATAGCATAATAGTCATCTGTTTGCATCAGATAAGGATTGTCTTGTAACTTTGCAGGAATAAATCTACGTGTGATAGTCTTTACTCCGACAGGTGTGTCTATTTTTATTTCAAATGCAGAGTTAGGTTCTGCAGGGTCTACAAACATTTCTTTAACCCATTGTGATCCAATGTTACCTGGGTTGCCTGTAGCTCTTAAATAAACAGGTATGTCCTTATCTACTGATCTTAAAGAAGATCTTAAAAAATTATATATATCTGGCGAAGGATATTGTGGAAGTTCGTCTATTCCTATCCATGTGTACGACTGACCTTGGTAACGTAAAACGTCTGTCATGTTCTCTGCGTAACCAAACTCGATCTTTGCTCCCGAAGGAAATCGCCATTCTTTTTCTTGTTCTCTCCATTTTGCTCCTGGATATGCCTTTGAGTATAATAGTTGAGACTTACTAATTAAGTCTCTTAACTCTGGCATTGTACGTCTTATTAACAGTGCTCGGTGATGAGCCTTGAAACAATATCGAAGTGGATCTACTAGCATGGCATAAGACTTGCCTCCACCTCTTGCTCCACCGTAAAATACTTCTCGTTCAGAAGCTGCAAGAAATTCTGTCTGTGGGCCACTGTTTGGCCTGAAGATTACGTCTTGCGATTTTACATGCTCTTGTATTGTCTTAGGAGCACTATCTATTATATCTTCCGTAAGCAGTTGTGTTTCTTTACCTTCAAGAGCTTTGTTAATAGTTAACAGTTTTCTTTTAGTATTTTCTGCAGCTTGTTTCGCTGAACGTAGCGTTTGTTCTGCTTGTGCAACTTTCTTACGTTTTCTTGCTAGAATTTGTTTGGCAGATTCTTTAGCTTTCTGTCGTTTCGGTTTCTTCTTGGGTTTCGGAGGTGCTACCTCGTTCAACTCGTTTTTTAAGTCCGACATGTGAAATGTATCTACCTGTTTTTCTGTGAAGCCATTGAGCTGTTTCTCTAAG